GTTCCCCATCAGGGATGTTTTCATTTTCCATACTTACTCCAGTTCAAAGTTAATTAATACGCTACACTTGCCAACAATCATGTCACCAAACGCAGTACGCTTGTTCTTCTTAAGCCACTTGTACCATTTGATACTAGCCATCTTATTGATTTCATTTGAGCCATCAAACTTACCATTCTCATCTATGATCGCATGACATTCCTTGCCATCATGGACAACGTGTAGTACCTCAATCGTTCCGCTCTTAGTCCACGACTGCATCGTTTCTAAGTCCGGCTTTTCATCGTACTCTACTATTTCAAAGAACATGCCTTCGTCATTAGGCACATCATCAATGTGCATTACGTTGTATGTATCACTCATATATCGCATCTTGTCCCGAATCATACGACCCTTCATCTTCATCAACATACAAATCCATTGTTATCTGTGCATCATCACCAAAGTCTGTATCAATGTACGTCACTACGCATTCGACACCTTCATCCGTTATGTACTCAGCCCAATCGCCTTCCTTACCAATGTCAACCGCACTAATCATATCTACAATATCTCTGTAAATATCATCACGTAACTCCTCGTTACATTCTATTGTGTAGTTTCTAACGTCTACAGTAGATTCCTGTACGTTGTACACATATTTTTTATTACTCATAGTCACCCCCTTAGTGAATTACTTCTTCGTTAACGACACGCTCAATCATTGCATCCTGCTTTTCTTTAAGCTGTTGCGGAGTCAATGCCTCCATCTGTCCAGTGTCTGTCCTGTGCTGATTCCATTCTTCGTACCAGTTAAGCCTCTCGGACACATCCTTTACCATGTCAGCTACGAATTCCTTATCGGTACGTAACATCATGTGGCAAACGAACGCAGTGAACATGTCATACCACACACCGCTTGGATGATATCCCCTCTCGGTTATCTCTTCCATGCCTACAAGATTAACGAAATGATTCGTTGCCTCCCATATTCTTTCGTATGTTTCTACACTCTCTTCTAATCCAACATCGCTTGAGCCTATAGTCTCAGCAATTTTGTTTAAGAAGTCTTTTTCTTTCTTACTCATATGTATCTCCTTCATGTATTGTAAGTGTTATTATATTCATGTCAACGCAATGTTTAATCACGTTTACACATCCTCCAAGAACCTGTCACCATAAGCCTCTACAGCCTCGATAGCTTGGTCAACCGAGTTCAAGGATATACCAATCTGTATGTATCCATGATCAGGCAGACAAGCAAGCAAGTCCCTCGTATTGTACAAATTTTGTACCGCTTGCTCATGTATCTTCTTATGATCTTCACGTTCACCTAAGTCTGTATCGTACTCTTCACTCATGCTACCCCCTGTCATAATGTGCCTCTAATAAAGCGTTGTACAATCCAATCAAGCACACACCTAGTCCGACACCTGATGCAAATAGGATGTACAAATCAAAGCCTGCTACGTCATAAGACAAGTGCAATGCATATTGATAAGCCAACCCAGTGAATGCAACAATTCCCATAGCTGTTGCCACTATTACTATAATGTTTAACATTATTGTTTCTCCTCTTTATCTACAGGATACACATTGACTTGCATACCCTCGTCTGTTTGTAACACCTCAACCTTAAGAGTCTGCCCCTCTTTAAGTTTAGGTTGTTCTTCTTCAATGGCTAGTTTAATAGCCATGTTTACACGTTCCTGAATACTATATTTCATAATTTTTTTCCTTGTATATGTAGTAGGTATATTCATATACATTCATATACCCTACTACTTATCCTCCAGTGCAAATCCTGTCCAGTCCTTGCCTTCCGTTTGATGCTCATATATTTCTATAGTCGTAGCCATCTGATCTTCCATCGTGTCTCTGCCACTTGACATCGCATTCGTAGTGGGGAAGTACACACAGCCATGTCTCATGTGATAAGGCAACTCAATAGGTCTACCATATCCACTTGACCAACCACCCTCTGCCTTCGGCTCTGTCTCTGTCAATGCAAAGCATATCTTACGTAGCATGGATGGATGTACCATTGCATAAGCACATCTGTCTATGTCCAATGGCTGACCTGCCTTCTTGATAGGAAACTCGATGAGGAATTTACCTTTGCCTTGTGATGCATTTGTGTATTCACACAATGTAATGGCACATGACATCCCTGCATCCTCAAGCTTGTCTATCAGCGAGAGTATGCTTGCACCTCTTCGCATCATTGTGTCCTCTTCTACATTTGCAGATGTACTCAAGTTGACCTTGAACTCCACAACTCTGCCCATTGACGACTCATTGCCTAGAGGTGACATCATGTGTGATGGGCAACCTGATACATACAGAGGGATGTTAGGCATATAACCGGCTACATCATAGTCAAACGAGGGCAGTCTCTCAAAGGACGTAGCATTGTGAGCCATGTCCAATTCATCTGACATGCGTTCTCGTCCTTCTTTCCACCCAAATTCTGCAAGCTTTATTGCCTCATCTAAAGACACGTTGCCACTCCAACTATCAGGTGCATCTTGTGATGCTCTCCTACCCTTCCACACAGGTACTGATTCATCAGTGACATGTCGTAACACATGGTCAAAAGAATCATAATTTTGTACAAAACTAGCCATAATTTTCTCCTTGTTTAAACGCTGTTATACCTTAGCCTCGGTACGAATCCTCTTCACAGTCTCATCGTCCAAGCCACCAAACACATACTCACTAAGCACACTCTCCATGTCACATCCATCAAGCAATGCACGTCCACCTTTCAGGCTTGCTCTAGGTGATATGACACAACGTATCTTCATTTCATCCTTTGCCTTACGTAGTTTCTGCACAATCTTCGTGAAGTTTCTATCAGGACTGATAAGCAACTCAAGTTTCTCATCATAGTCAAGGCTGATCACCGGCTTGAACCTGTCAATGGTTGCACCATCTAGCTGATTCCTACCAACGTACTCCCTGTCTGCACCTCTGCCATATGTATTGGCACATGCTATCAAGCGGAAGTTCGGGTGTTTCTCGACCACTCCACATGGGAAGTCAGCTACATCATTCTCCATTGATGCATTCAGAGCCACCAGTGCTTGAGGATTTGAACCATCGATCTCATCGAATAGGAACAAGCCACCATCACGAAAGCATTTGACGAATGAGGACTCAACGTAGTTGCCATTAGCATCCATGTATCCTCTTACCTCGTAAGCTTGGAACATAGCACCGGACATACCGAATTGATAATCATCTTGCTCAAAGGCTTTGCCTAGCATGCCAGTCAACTGGGTAGCCATCGTGGTCTTACCACTACCTGCACCACCTACAAGCAACACATTGTCACCACGTATCAAGGCTTTGAGTACCTGTGGCAACTTCTCATGCATTGTCTGCTCACCAAATTCGATCTTGCCTTTAGGCTTTTTGATCTCAATGGTAGTCTTGCCACCGCCATGCTCATCAATCAATCTTTTGATTGTCTCCTCATCAACACCATCATGCATGCCATCGCTCAAGGTCGGATGAACCTTTTTGATGATATCAACGATCTCCTTTTCAAGAGCATTCTTAGGCTCATACTCTTCGAGAACCTCAGGCATTCCTACCTCATCACCTGCACCATCTGCATCATCTGCATCATCGTCAGCATCATCACTGGCATCATCTGCATCACCGGCATCAACACCATCATCATCATCAGCATCAACCGCACCATCAGTAGGCTCATCACCTGTTGAGTCGTGATCGTTATCACTTTTGATCTCAGCGATGTCGATATTGTTATACAACTCGATGAGTTCTACATCGGACATTTGACTAGCACGTTTGCCATAGGCAACAGCCAATCGTTTGAGGATGTTGCGTTCACCGCTAGTGAGTTCATCCAATGTGCAAGGGAATCCGAACATTGCTTTAGCACTCTCAGCAATATTAATTATCATATCTACATTCATAACTATCTCCAGTTAAACTGCGTTTAAACAACGAACAGACTATCAGTCTGCTCACAAGCAGGACATGGTGCAGTATCCATGTCTAGCATAAGTACGTTCTTACGACTTGTACGAAAGTGAAAGTCACAACTACCACAGCATACCTTCAGCATCCTAGTGGATTGTTTCTTCGTAAAGTCAATGTCGATTGAGCCATGCGGATAGTCTCCCAAGAGACTAAGCACATCCTGTATCTGTAAGGTCAAGCGTTCACCGGCATTAGTAGCTGTAAGCTTGCCCTCAAGTCCGATTCCTCTCGCTAAGCGAGCAAATCTACCTTTGTGTCCACTCTCCATCCTATCCACTACATGAACAAGTTCATGTGCCAATACCTCCAATGCTTGAAGTCCATCATCAATCACCGGATTGATAAACACCTCGAAGTGATTATCACTTGATGCCTCTGCATTGATGCAGACACCGGCTACCTTCCCACCTCGGTGACGAGGGGCATATCCGACAGACACTCTGTAGAGTGGCATGTCATGCCAATGATTATTGCTTTCAGCAAATGTGGCGATCATCTGATCAGCACCTTCGGTGAGCCAAGCCTCACGATCTGTATAATTTTCCATCATATTTCTCCAGTTGTTTTAGTTTAAATACTCCCTTCACTTAAGTTCAGGGAGTAGTTTAAACAAAGGGTTATTAGCAAGTCTCTACGAGACCGCCGTTCAAATCAGCAAGGTGAAACCCTGCATCATCCCATGTGAACTTATAGTTCACTATAGGGTTAATCTTCCATTCAAGCAGATGCTTGAATTCATCACCTGACACATGACCTGCACTGAGGTAGATGCCATCCTTCGTCTTACGAAGGCACAAGTCCTCATATGCTGAGTCACACAGAGCAAATTCATCGGCTCGGTAGTAGACTTCGCCCATCACTTCCCCTATCAAGTACAACTGATCTTCATCAGTCCTGTCCCACAGTCGGAGCAGAGTGAAACCTCTGCCATCATCTGCCGGCATCATCAAAGGGTAGCCATCGACAAACAGCCATCCATTCTCGACACTGTCATTGCCACAGACGAAGGGCAAGCCCTTTATGTAGGCATCTGCCATCCTCTCTCGTGGCGAGCAAACACTGCCATTCGGTCGGTGAGTTATTACATTTTCCATATCATTCTCCAGTTGTGAGGTCTTTAGACCTCGTTAAGCAAAATAACCAGTGTCAGGATATTCTATCCTGTGGTCACCCAGTTCCTCGTCATAGCTTGCATAATCCTCATCAGCCTCATTTACTTCGTAAATTCGTGCATCCGCAAGATCACACTCACAATCCATGTACCTCCAAAAAGGCTCATCAGCAGAGTAGCAATCCAAGAGTTTCAGGCGCAGTCTTTCAGACTCACGCACAACTCTTGTAGCTAATCCGTTCTCTTTAAGAAAGGTGTTAACCTTTCTCATGTAGTAGTTAGACGTAACCCTGAAAGGGCTGAGCGTAACTACATCACCTCTCACTCTAGCTACGTAGCGACCATTGATCGCCATATAGTTTCCGCTACCAGTATCTTCGTAATCAATCATTCGTTTCTCCAGTTGTTGTTTGGGGGATATGGTTTAAACCCCCTTCACTACGTTCAGGGGGTTTTAAACCTATCCTCCTACCATTTCAGCCACCATTCTAGTTCATGGACATTATGCCTGTCAACTCGTAGGTGAATGTGGGGTTGCCGAAGGAATCGTATTGATCTACGAAAAGGTATGGTTTACCATACCTCTATGACAGATCAAAAGACAAAGAATCCTATAGGTACACTAAGCGTCAAAGAACGCTTATTTGCTAGGTATAAGGCTAAAGGCTATTCCAATGGCAAGAGTGCCGAGTTAGCAGGTTACAAGGCAGGAACTAGCGCAGACAAGCAAGGCTACCGGTTGTCCAAAAAAGCTGATATACAAGACGAAGTCTCTAGGATATTGGCAGAGCAAGAGACAAGAAGTCTCATTGACAGGGAATCACACCTCGATCAGTTAGCAAAGCTACGAGATAAAGCCGTTGATACAGGGCAGATAGGCTCAGCAGTAACTGCTGAACACTACAGAGGAAAGGTAGCCAACTTATATACAGAGAGACTAGAAGTCTCAGACACTAATAAGGAAACCTCAGATGAGATAATGCTACGCATCAGTAAACTCCTTGGCAAAGATTCAGAGGATAAGGATAAATCCTTACACTAAGCTGTTTAAACTCCACTGAACTGTAGCATGTAGTTATACCAGAGTGTTTACACTCTTTCCTGTAGGACTAGGCACGCAGTTCCGCACCCCCACCCCCCCTGTACACAAGCGGGACTCCGCCCACACACATATACATACTGTTCCAAATAATTACACAGTAAAAAATGAGTTTTATTTAACAAAGCATTTACATACCCCTACCCCCCTAGTTCAGATAAACGCTCTAGGTTCATATGGCTAGAAAAATTTTGCAAAAAAAATGGAGGTGAGGCTAGTCTTATTGCTCATAGGGTGATCAAACTAGCCTCTAGGGTGTGGACTGGATGTTTAGAGTGTAAGACAGTCCTCTGGAGATACCCTTGCACTCAAGTATATAGAGTTGTAACATGGTTTACAATAATACGTATGGGCATATCAAAGAAACAACTTGATAAGGTTATGAGTCAGCTTACAGAAGATAAGCTTGCTTTACTGAATGAACCTCAAAGAAAAGAACTAGACAACCTTGTGGTAGGTTTAGAGAAAGCTGTAATAAGAGAACGATCTCAAGATAGCTTTTTAGACTTTGCCGATACTGTATGGCAAGAATTCATGTGCGGTTCTCATCATAAGAAGATGGCGGATGCTTTCACACGTGTAGCTAATGGCGAATGTAAACGCCTGATGATAAATATGCCACCAAGGTTTGGTAAGTCACAGTTAACATCGTGGTTACTACCTGCATGGATAGTTGGTAGACAACCTCATAAGAAGATTATCATGGCTTCTCATACTGCGGAACTATCTCTGCGCTTTGGTCGTATGGTCCGTAACTTAATAGATAGCGAGGACTATCAGGATATATTTCCAGACGTAACTTTAAATCTCGATTCTAAAGCTGCGGGTAGATTTGACATATCGGGTGGCGGTGAATATTTTTCAATCGGAGTTGGCGGTGCGGTAACGGGACGTGGTGCGGACTTGTTGATTATTGATGACCCTCACTCAGAACAACAAGGACAGTCTGCTGATCCAAAAATTTTCGAAAACACATATGACTGGTATCTGAGCGGTCCTAGACAGCGTCTACAGCCGGGTGGTGCAATCATTATAGTTATGACTAGGTGGGGTAAGAAAGACTTGTGTGGCTCAATACTGAAGGATGCAGCTACAAGAGACAACAGTGATGAATGGGAAGTAATTGAATTACCAGCTATATTGCCATCAGGCAGAAGTCTATGGGAAGAATACTGGAAGGTAGATGAACTAGAGAAGATTAAGGCAACCTTACCCATATCGCATTGGGAGGCGCAGTATCAACAGAACCCTGTGTCAGAAGAAAGTGCGATTGTAAAACGTGAGTGGTGGAAAGAGTGGGAAGAGAAAGAACCACCAAGATGTGAATTCATTATTCAATCATGGGATACCGCTTTCTTAAAAACACAACGATCAGACTATTCAGCTTGTACAACATGGGGTGTATTTTATAAAGAAGGTGAGAATGGATATCCTGCACCGCAGATTATATTACTAGATGCATTCCAAGAAAGATTAGAGTTTCCTGAATTGAAACGTAGAGCCTATGAAGAACATCAACTGTGGATGCCGGATGCATTCATAGTAGAGGCTAAAGCAGCAGGCTCACCTTTGATATTTGAATTGAGAGCAATAGGTATACCTGTACAAGAGTTTACACCTTCTAGGGGCAACGATAAGATTGCACGTGTAAACGCTGTAGCAGATTTATTTGCATCGGGTACTGTTTGGTATCCAAAGAAAAGATGGGCAGAAGAAGTTGTTGAACAGTTCGCCTCATTTCCTGTTGGCGATCACGATGACTTGGTTGACTCATCAACACAAGCTTTACTTAGATTTAGACAAGGTGGATTTATAACACTTGAACATGATGATCACGACTATGAAGAAGTATCGGATAGGGTTGCTAAATATTATTAGTATGCTTAAAATGATATAAATGGCAGAAGAAAATGTTGATATAACTGTTGTCAACCCTGAAGCGGTTTCAATAGAAACTGAAGATGGGGGGATGTTAATTGATTTTGATCCTACATCTATGGATGAGGAAATACCTTTTGATGCTGATCTCTCTGAGTTCTTAACAGAAAAAGATTTATCTTTCTTAGGACATGAACTTGTATCTGCTTTTGAATCAGATAAAGACTCTAGGTCCGATTGGGAAAGAACTTACACAGAAGGTTTAGACAACCTCGGTTTAAAAATAGAAGAACGTAATGAACCTTGGTCGGGAGCCTGTGGTGTATACCATCCTCTTCTAGCAGAAGCAGTTGTACGTTTTCAATCACAAGCCATAACAGAAATATTCCCAGCAGCAGGTCCTGTACGAACTAACATCGTTGGCAAAGTTACAGACGAAAAAGAACAACAAGGTAAAAGAGTTCAAGACTATATGAACTATCTTCTTACAGATAGAATGAAAGAGTATAGGAATGAAACAGAAAACATGTTGTTTAGTTTGCCACTAGCCGGCTCTGCATTTAAAAAGATTTACTATGACATAAACATGCAAAGACCATGTTCTATGTTTATACCAGCAGAAGACTTTGTAGTGAGTTATGGTGCTTCTGATTTAAGAACAGCTGCACGTGCTACACACATTATGCGAATGACTTTAAATGATATATTAAAGTTACAGTACGCAGGATTCTATAGAGAGATAGAGTTACCTCAGTCTAGTATTGGTACAGATAGAATAAAAGCTAAGTATGCAGAACTAGCAGGTGACAGTCCTAACTTTGAATATGATTTAAATTCTTATAGCAAAGATGGATTACATACTATTCTTGAAATGCATGTTGATTTAGACCTTGAAGGTTTTGAAGATGAACGTGATGGCAATAAGACAGGTATAGCATTACCTTATGTAGTTACCATAGATCAAGGATCAGGTGAGGTTTTATCTATAAGACGTAACTATTTAGAGAACGATCCTATGAAAGAACGAAGACAACACTTTGTTCATTACAAATATATGCCGGGATTAGGCTTTTATGGCTTTGGATTGATACACATGGTAGGTGGATTAGCTAAATCAGCTACATCTTTACTCAGACAACTGGTAGATGCAGGTACTTTAGCCAATCTTCCGGGTGGTTTGAAGACAAGAGGTCTAAGAATCAAGGGTGATGACACTCCAATCTATCCCGGAGAGTTCCGTGATGTAGATATTCCGGGTGGAAGCATCAGAGATAACATAACTTTCCTCCCATATAAGGAACCATCAGGTACTTTGTACCAATTATTGGGCAACATAGTGGAAGAAGGACGTAGATTTGCCTCTATCACCGACCTTAAGGTGTCTGATATGAACAATCAGGCTCCAGTTGGTACAACTTTAGCGTTATTAGAGCGCAATATGAAGGTAATGGGCGCAATTCAAGCTAGATTACACGCATCTATGCGCCAAGAACTAGGAATTCTGTCCGATATCATCAAAGATTACATGCCTGCGGACTATGAGTACGAGGTAGATGGGGAATCTGCTATAAAAGCAGTAGACTTTGACGAAAGAGTGGATGTAATTCCAGTATCAGACCCAAATGCAGCAACTATGGCGCAAAGAATCATGCAATACCAAGCAGCATTGCAACTTGCACAGTCTGCACCGCAGTTATACGACCTACCCAAGCTACATAGACAGATGTTAGAGGTATTAGGCATACGTGACCCACAAGATATCGTACCTCTTGAAGATGATATACAACCAACAGACCCTGTATCCGAGAATATGGACATACTTAACGGCAAACCTGTTAAAGCATTTGAATATCAAGACCATGCCTCGCATATTACAGTTCATATGGCTATGTTGCAGGACCCCAAGATACAAGAGATGGCTGCACAAGCACCCAATGCTGATGCAATACAAGCTGCACTAAGTAACCACATCATTGAACATATAGGTTTCGAATATAGAAGACAGATAGAAGAAGAGATCGGAACTAAACTACCACCAGTCGGTGAACCATTGCCACCTGAGATAGAACTAAGACTATCAACTCTAGTGGCAGCAGCAGCGCAACAATTACTTGGTAAGAACATGCAAGCTGCACAGATGGAACAACAACAAGAACAAGCACAAGACCCTGTACTACAGATGCAACAACAAGAACTTGCAATCAAAGCACAAGCAGCACAAAGTAAAGTTGAAACTGATGAAGCACGTATAGCAGCTGACTTAGAGAAAGCTAGAATGAAAGATGAACTTGAAAGAATTAAAATAGAAGCTGAGTTGAATATGGCTGGTGCTAAGTTAGGTACTGATATATCAAAAGTATCTGCACAAGAAAGAACTAAAGGTGCAGAGATAGGAAGAAAGATAACAGAGACTTTACTTAAAGACTAATGGAAGTTGACATAAAGTTTACAGAAGACTTGACACAGAGTTTAAACGATGAGATAAATAGAATCACAGAAGTCGTTATAGATGGAGAAATAAAGGACCTAACAGAACTTTACCACCTTAAAGGCAAGATAGAAGGGTTACGTATTGCCCTTCGAGAGATAACTGATAAATATAATAAAGTTATTTCAGGTAGTTAATACGCACCTTTCATGGTGAAAGGTAAGAGAACGTCAGACTCTTTATATATTTGACGCAACATAAGGTAACTTATGACAGTAGAAGCAGTAAAAAAGGAAGAAGTAGATAAAGAAGAATCTTCAGAAGCTACCCAACTTCCCGAACCTCAAGGATATAAAATATTAATAGCACTACCTGAACACGAAGAAAAATCAGATGGTGGAATTATTATTGCAGATCAATATAGAAAAAGAGAGGAGACAGCATCCATTGTGGGTTTTGTTCTTAAGATGGGACCAGATTGTTATAAAAATGAAAGTAGATTTCCGACAGGTCCATACTGTCAGGAAGGCGATTTCATTATTATGAGATCATATAGTGGTACTCGCATGAATATTCATGGCAAAGAATTTAGACTTATCAACGATGATACTGTTGAGGCTGTTGTAGATGACCCTAGAGGAATAGAAAAAGCATGATGGAAGAAGCACAAGCTATGACAGAAGATTTGGAACTTGCCCCCAGTACGGAGGTACAAGTGCCTATCCCTGATATAGAAGTAGATGTGATTGATGATCGTCCAGAGGAAGATCAGAAACCACCAAGACAAGCTAGTGATAGCGATGTCGATGAAGAGATAGAAGGCATTGGTGAAAGAACTAAAAAACGTATTGATAGACTCAAGTACGACTTTCACGAAGAAAAAAGAAGAGCAGATGCAGCGCAAAAAGTTAGGGACGAATCTATAAATGTAGCAAGACAACTACAAGAAGAAAACCAAAGACTTAAAACTACAGTTGCTCAAAGTGAAGGTGCCTTAATAAATAGTTTAAAAACTAAAACAACGACTGAAATAGATTCAGCCAAGAGTGAATACAAGAACGCATATGAGTCAGGAGACACAGACAAGCTATTACAAGCACAAGAGAAATTAAGTGCAGCTTATGCTGATAAGTCATACGTAGAGAACTATCAACCTACTATGCAAGCACCTGCACAACCTGCACCTCAACAACAATATTCACAACCTCAATATGCACAACCAACACCACAACAGCAGGTACAAATAGACCCATCTGCTGCTGAATATATAAGGAGCAATCCTTGGTTTGAACGTGCAGGCGATGAGGATATGACAGCTTTAGCATATGGTATGCATGCTAAGTTAGTAAGAGAAGGTGTTGATCCTGTAAGGGATTCCGAAACTTACTATAGCAGAGTAGATGAAGCAATGAAAAATAGATTTCCCGAACGCTTTGAAGATAATACTGCATCTTCACAGCGACCCTCGACTGTGGTGGCACCTGCCAATAGAGCAAGTACCAAACAGCGCATAGTGCAGTTAACTAAGACTCAAGTAACTCTCGCCAAGAAACTTGGACTTACACCAGAGCAATACGCATCACAATATGCGAAGGAGCAAAGATAATGGATAAGTTAGAAAAAGATCAAAATAAAGATCAAGAGCGCACCCCACGTGAATTAGAATCGAGAGAATCTGATCAACGTGACAAACCTTGGACTCCACCAAACTTGTTACCTGATCCTAATCCTGAACAGGGTTATGTTTTTCGTTGGATACGTACAGCATCAGCTGGACAGTCTGACAATATGAATGTATCTACTAAGTTCAGAGAAGGATGGGTACCAGTCAAAGCAGAGGATCACCCTGAGTTGCAAATGGTTAGGGATACTAACTCGCAATTCGATGGTGGTATAGAAGTAGGCGGACTACTTTTATGTAAAGCACCTGAAGAAGAAATCAAGAAGAGAGCCGATTATTATACTAATATGGCTGATCAACAGATGACTGCTTTAGATGCTAACTACATGAGGGAAGAAAACCCTGCTATGCCTATGTTTAAAGAAAGGAAGTCACAGGTTACTTTTGGCAAAGGTGGTAAATAATTATCATCTTTTTTGTTTAATTTATGTATAAAAGGTATATAAAATGAGTAGTTCAGCAACTCCTTACGGAGCGAGACCAGTCGGCACATTATCCGCCAATGGTTCTTTTTCTGGAAAGGTAAGACATTACAGCATAGCATCCAACTATGGCACCGCTATATTCTATGGGGACTTTGTAAAACTTGTTGCAGCCGGCGGTGTTGAAAAAGACACAGGCACAACAGCTTGCACTCCTATAGGAATTTTCCTTGGTGTTTCCTATACCGATCCAAATACAAGCCAGAAAACTTTTTCCCAGTTTTATCCAGCAAGCACAGTAGCGTCTGATATTTCAGCCTACGTGTTGGACGACCCTGATGTTCTTTTCGAAATGCAATCAGACGGCTCAGCCGCTCAGACTGTAATCGGAAATAATGTTTCTGTTGTTCAAACTGCTGGCACTACAGCTATTGGAACAAGTAAGAATGCAGTAGATATCTCTACTATAGCTGCAACAACAGCTACACTTCCTTTGAGGATAGTAGATATTTCGCCTAAATCTGATAACACAGCCGGTGATGCGTTCACTGACTTGGTTGTTAAATTTAATGCGGGTCATCTGATGCGTAACACAACTGGCATATAAAGGAGAATAAGAAATGGCAATTTCAAGAGCGCAGTTACTTAAAGAACTCCTTCCGGGTTTAAACGCCCTGTTTGGATTAGAGTATGCTAAGTACGAGAATGAGCATGAGCAAGTTTACGAAACAGAAACTTCAGACAGATCGTTTGAAGAAGAAGTTAAGTTAAGTGGATTTGGTCAAGCTTCAGTTAAAGACGAAGGTTCAGCAATCAATTATGATACTGCACAAGAGTCATTTAGCACTCGTTATAACCATGAAACAATCGGAATGGGCTTTAGTATTACAGAAGAAGCAATGGAGGATAACCTCTATGACTCTCTTTCTGCTAGATACACAAAAGCACTTGCGAGAAGCATGGCTTACACAAAGCAGGTTAAAGCCGCAAATCCTCTTAACCAAGGATTTTCTGGTGGTAACTTCAATTCTGGCGATGGAGTAGATTTATTTTCAACTGCACACCCTTTGGTGTCAGGTGGAACAAACTCCAATACATTTGCAACACAAGCAGACCTTAACGAAACTTCGTTAGAGAATGCTGTGATACAAATAGCAGGATGGACAGACGAACGTGGACTGTTAATAGCAGCAAAACCACGTAAGTTAATTGTTCCTCCAGCTGGAATGTTCACTGCTTCACGTATCCTAGAATCTGATGGAAGACCAGCATCTTCTGATAATGATCTCAACGCACTTAAAGCGAATGGTAGCATTCCTGAAGGTTACGTTGTAAATCACTTCCTCACAGATACTAACGCTTTCTTTATAATGACAGACGTACCAAATGGCTTTAAGCACTTTGCACGTACTCCATTAGAAACAAGCATGGATGGTGACTTTGACACTGGCAATGTAAGGTACAAAGCGAGAGAAAGGTATTCCTTTGGAGTATCCGATCCACTAGGTGCTTTTGGTTCTTCGGGATCAAGCTAGTAACTTTAGGGGAGTTGAAATGATATATACTCCCCTACCCTTTCTAGGGATAATTTTTTAATCTATTGACTGCCCTAGCAGACAAGCCAAGACAATAGATTTATTAAGGAGACTTAATTATGGCAAATTCAACTTTTAATGGACCAGTCAGGTCCGAGAATGGTTTTAAAACCATTGATATCAATTCTTCAACTGGTGCAGTTACTGATGGTTTAGTAATAAACGCTGATGGTAATATCTTTACTGATGATGGTGGACATATTCAATATGTTGCAGCATCAGGTTTTGGACCAGCTGATCTAATTGTAGGTAAAGGCGGTAGTCAATACGCTACAGCTAACCCTTATGCAGAGAGCGCAACACAGTTATTCCCATTAGGTTCTAAATTAATTTATGGTAATAATACTTATCGTTATGTTGGAATAGGTGGAACTGCGGTAACAGCAGGTAAACTTTTACAACAACCAGCAGTAGTTTCTGACCACGCTAACATGTCTGCAACAGCAGCTGTAGCAGCAGGTGAAACTGCAATATCTGTGGAAACAGGTGGGACTGATATAACTCTTAATCAATATGCAAATGGTTATCTTTGGGTTAATGATGTAGCAGGTGAAGGACAAATGCTTAGAGTTAAATCTAATCCAGCACATGATCACTCAGCAGACCCTTCTATTGTTATTACTTGCTATGACGCTTTAGCAACTGCTCTTACAACTAACTCACAGTTAACACTATTAGCTGACCCTTCTAATGACCTTATTGTTGCACCAGCAGCAGAAACAGGTGCTTTAATGGGTGCTACAGTAATTGACATGACAGCAGATTATTATGGTTGGGCAGTAATTTCAGGACCAGCAGCTTTATTAACTGTAGGAACTTTAGTTGTAGGTAATGCAGCGGTTCGTTCAGGTGGTACAGCAGGTGGCGTTGCACCGGCAACAGATAACGTATTAATGGAAGTAGGCGATGTAATGGCTGTATCAGCTAATACAGAGTACTCACTCATTAATATGAATCTAAGTTAGGAGCAATAAATGGCTGATGCAGTAACAACACAAACTATCTTAGACGATGGTGGTAAAAACTTAATAGTTAAATTAACTAATATTAGTGATGGCACTGGTGAAAGTAATGTTGCTAAAGTTGATGTATCTGCTTTAACCGCAGGTATTAATGGTCAAGCATGTTCAGGTATAAATATAAATAGAATATGGTTTAGTAATGTAGGTATGGGTTTCAAATTACTTTGGAATGCATCCTCAAACGTATTTATATTAGAAGCAGGAGCAGATCAAACTGATACTTGGGATTTTACTTGGAGTAGTAAAAGTTTGCCGGGAATACCTAATAATGCAGGTAGTGGGAAAAATGGTGATCTATTGTTAACTACTGTTGGACATACCAGCGGAGATACCTATAGCATCATTATTTGGGCAAATAAAAGTTACGATACTGCTACTACAGCGTAATGTCGAAGTCAGTAAATACTGATAACAATTTACCTTTAGAAGCACGTCTAAGCGGTTTAGAAAGAGAATACGCTCTACGTTATGAATACATAGAGCGTAGGCTTGACGAAGGCAGTAAGAAGTTTCTTAGGATAGAAAATATGCTATGGGGTCTCTATGGTTTAGTTTCTGTTGCAGTAGCTTATATTAAATTTATATGATGGAAGAATCTGTAAAAAAGAAAATTAATCTTGAAGTAGAGATAGATGCTAATGCAAATACTTCTGGTGACAATCCATTTCAAAAATGGATACATCTTGCCAAGACGATAGATGCATGGAGAATATTTCCAAGAGCATTTGTTACTGTATACATCATATTGCTTTACAAAGTAGTCACATGGTTTATGGAAATACCTGAACCTAATCTTGAACAAGCAGGTCTTGTATCTATAGTTGTAGGTGCTATGGCTGCTGTCTTTGGCATTTACGCCGGCACATCTGGACAAAGTAAAAAGTTTAAAGGAGAAGATTAATGGCTAAAGACTCCAAGCTTAAAAATGCAGGAGTTAGTGGATACAATAAACCTAAACGTACTCCTAATCATAAAACTAAATCACACGTAGTTGTTGCAAAGAAAGGCGAACAAACAAAAACTATTCGTTTTGGACAACAAGGTGTTAGTGGTGCAGGAAAAAATCCTAAATCAAAAAAAGATAAAGCACGTAAGAAAAGTTATTATGCAAGACACAATGCACAAGATTCTAGCCCTGATAAATTTAGTGCTAGATATTGGAGCCATAAAGTTAAATGGTAATTAGTAGGACACAAACAAAAAAACAAATGGCAGATAAAAAAAACAAATCAAAAGTAAACGAAGCTGGTAATTATACGAAGCCTGATATGAGAAAAAAATTATTTAAAAGTATTAAGGCAGGTACTAAAGGTGGCAATGCAGGTCAATGGTCAGCACGTAAAGCACAAATGTTAGCTAAGAAATATAAAGAAAAAGGTGGAGGATACAAATGAAGGGAGTTAAACATTACAAAAGGGATGGTACTGAACACAAAGGCAGTTCTCACAAAATGCCTAATGGAGAGTTACACACTAATAAAACCCATACTAAAACTAGTGTTAAGTTATTTCACTTCAAAGACTTATCTAAGAAAGCAAAGGTAAAAGCTAAGAAGTAATGAGCATAGCGAAGTCACAAAAATCTTTAAAGGACTGGACTAAACAAAAATGGAAAACAAAAAGTGGTAAGCCAAGTAAAGAAACAGGCGAAAGATATTTGCCTGAGAAAGCTATTAAGGCAATGTCTAGTTCACAGTATGCTGCATCTACTAAGAAGAAAAGAGCAGATACAAAAAAAGGTAAACAGTTCTCTAAGCAGCCTAAATCTGCTGCAAAGATATCTAAGAGGTATAGGTAATGTATGAATATAATTGTAAAGTTGAAAAAATTGTTGATGGAGATACTATCGATGTTGTGTTGGACCTTGGCTTCGATATTCTTTATAAGTCTCGTGTTAGGCTATATGGTATTGATACTCCCGAGTCACGTACTCGTAACTTGGATGAGAAGGTTAGAGGAAAAATGGCTTCGGCTTTCTTAAAAAAAGCCATAGAAGAAGGAGAAAAGGTTTGTATACAAACAAAACTTAAAGATTCAAGAGGAAAATTTGGAAGAGTATTAGGTGATGTAGTAGTAGATGGTGTAAACATAAATCAATCAATGGTTGACAATCATCATGCAGTCAAATACTTTGGACAAAGTAAAGATGATATAGAAGAAGAACATCTTAAGAACAGACAAATTTTAATTGATAATGGTATATTGGAACTTTAAAATACAATAACACGTTTAAACATAAGGAGTAAAAGATGCCAAATGTAGGTAATAAAAAATTTTCATACGATGGATCGGGTATGAAAGCAGCAAGAGACGAAAGTAAAAAGACTGGTAAAGATATGGTTATTAACTATGACGAAGGCGGAATGGTTGAAGATTATCAAGAATTAGTTAAAAAGAAAGATGGCGGTATGCTAAGTTATGGAACTGGTGGTATGGCTGGATATAAAGCACCGAAAAAGAAATAAAATATGGCTACAGCCACTACTAATAGTTTTGATTTAGATATAGCAGAAGCAGCAGAAGAAGCTTTTGAACTAGCTGGTTTAGAAATGCGTACTGGCTATGACTTGCGTACAGCTAGACGTAGTATAAATCTTATGATGCTTGAATGGGCTAATAGAGGTTTGAATCTATGGCAAGTTGAATCAGGTGATACAACTCTTACTGCTGGTACTTCTACATATACATTAGAAGGAGATACTATTGATTTGCTAGAACATCATCTTAGAACTAATGATGGTGAAAGCAATTCACAAAGCGATACAGCTTTAACTAGAATATCTTTTTCACAATATTCAGATGTACCTAATAAATTAGATCAAGGTAGACCTAATGAGATATTAGTAAATAGAAATAGTGGTACTACAACATTTACTCTATATCCTATACCTGATAGTTCAGAAACTTATAAAGTAGTTTGGTATAGACTTAGACAAATATATGATGCAGGTAACCCAGCTTCTAATACTATAGATATACCTAAAGTCTTCTTGCCATGTTTAGTAGCAGGCTTAGCTTATTATTTAGCTATGAAGAATCCAGAAGCCTCACAAAGAATACCTTTTTTAAAACAACAATACGAAGAACAATGGAAGCTTGCCTCTGAAGAGAATAGAGTCAAAGCAGCTGTAAGATTTGTTCCGGGAGGTTACTAATATGTCATTTGCAAAAGGCAAACATGCATATGGTATATGTGATAGAACTGGTTTTAGATATCCTTTAAAAGATTTAAGGAATCAAATTAAAGATCAAAAAAGAACTGGTCTACTTGTTGGCAAGGATGTTCTTGATAAAGATCAACCTCAACTTCAATTAGGTAGATTAAGACTCAATGATCCAGAGGCACTCAGGAATCCTAGACCACAAAACGATTTAGAAGCTAGTAGAGGATTGTTTGGATTTAATCCTATAGGTGGATGGAACTCTGCATTTGGTGATTCAAGTTTAAGCAACATGGTACTGAAAGGTAATATAGGAAACTTAAAAATTACAACAAGCTAATGTCATTTACATTTACAACATTAAAAACAGCTATACAAGATTACACAGAAAATACAGAGACCACATTTGTTAACAACCTGTCTACTCTAATAAAACAAGCTGAAAATAGAATTAATGGTGCAGTACAATTACCTGATTACAGAAAAAATCAAACCGCTTCTGTTACAGCTGATAACCCATACTTAGTATTACCTGATGATTTTTTATATCCTTACTCTCTAGCTGTTCTTGATTCTAGTAGTAACTACAGTTTTCTTTTAAATAAAGATGTAAACTTTATTAGAGAAGCTTATCCAGCTAGTGCATCTAATACAGGACTACCAGAGTTTTATGCACAGTTTGATGATACACATTTAATATTAGCACCTACTCCTGACTCAACGTATACAGTAGAACTACATTATTTTTATTTGCCACAATCAATTACTGCATCATCAGATGGAACAAGTTGGCTTGGTAATAATGCACCTGATGCTCTTTTGTTTGGCTCTTTAGTTGAAGCATATATATTTATGAAAGGTGAAGCTGATGTTTTACAAATATATGAAACTAGATTTAAAGAAGCATTAGAAAAACTTATTATAGAAAATGATGGTAGAAATAGAAAAGATGCTTATAGAAGTGGGCAATACAAAATAGAAGGACAATAGTGTTAAAAGAAAGAATATTAGAACTAGAAGGTAAACACATAGCTATAGTTGCTATGGGAATGAGTCAAATAGATTTTCATTTTTCTTTATTGCATAGCAAGAAGTTTGACGAAGTTTGGGTTATTAACGCGATGATAGGTGTAGTTAATAAAGCAGACAGAGCATTTATACTTGATCCTATGTCAAGATTCTTTGATTCTGATGAAGCAGCATCTATGACACAAATGATGAGAGAAGAATTACCTAAAGTAGATTATCCTATTTACTCTTGCGAACTAGATTCAAGAGTTCCTGCTGTTGAAGAATACCCAATAGAAGCTGTAATTAAAGATACAGGATGTGCTTACTTAAATAATACTGTTGCTTATGCTATAGCATTTGCATATTGGAATAATGTAGGAACAATCAGTATGTTCGGTACAGATTTTACTTACAATACTAATGCACATTTTGCTGAAATGGGTAGAGCATGTTGTGAATATTGGTTAGGCAAATGTATGGAGAGGGACATTGATGTAGCTGTAGCTGTTAGATGTAATCTTTTAGATGCTAATGTAGATATGAAAGAAAAACTTTATGGTTACCATCGTTTAAACGATCCAGTAATTTCTTATGCAGAAAACGGAGAATTAAAAGTTTGTAAGTATTCTGAGATAGTACAAGAAAAAATGATACCGCATGGAATAATAGGTAGAGAAAATCCTAAAGAATGGATTGTAGATGAAAGATCAAATGGAAGTACACCACCGGAGCCTATTGTTTACTAATGCAAACAGATAAATTTGAAATATCAGTAGGCAATCTTGGTGTAAAAACTACAGATTATAGAGGACACACAGTTGATGAGGTTGCAGATATGGCAACTGATAGACTGATTTCAATAAGCGATACAGCAGATGAAAGTATAAAAGCGCAAGCACATATATTTAAAGATGCTGCTCGTCAGGTAATTGGATACTACATGCGTGAAGCTATTAAGAATCACATATGCACAGTATGCAATCAATTAGAACAGCAAGGACATAAAGACCTTGCTAATATTATAAGGAGGCTATAATGGCTATAACACAAGCAATGTGTACTTCATTCAAAAAAGAACTATTGGAAGGTGTGCATAATTTTAAAAACTCAGGTGGAAACACATTTAGATTAGCACTGTATACAAGTAGTGCTACTATGAGTGCAGCCACTACTGCGTATACAACTTCACAAGAAGCTACTGGTACTAACTATACAGCTAAAGGAAACGCACTTACACGTGTCGATCCTGCAACTTCAGGCACAACTGCATTTACAGACTTTGCTGATCTTACATTTGGCACTGCTACTATAACTGCTAGAGGATGTATGATCTTTAATGACACTGCTTCAGGTGATCCATCAGTAGCTGTATTTGATTTTGGTGGAGATAAAACATCTACAGCAGGTTCATTTACTATTACGTTTCCAACTGCTGACGCATCAAACGCTGTTATAAGAATAGCATAAGGATTTAAATGGCAACTGGTTGGGGTAGAGCAGGTTGGGGTACAGATTCTTGGGGTGTTACCTCAGTAGAGGTAGCTGTAACAGGATTAGCTGGCACATCTGCATTAGGCAATGAAACTGTTACTTGTGATGCTAATGTAACTGAAACAGGTGTAGTCGGAACATCTGCATTAAACTCAGTTGTAGCTGCTGGTTTTGCTATACAAGGTGTATCAGGTAATGCATCAACTGTAGGTCTTGGGGATGAGACAGTAACTTGTGATGCAAATGTATTTCCTACAGGAGTAGCAGGTACAAGTGCTTTAGGAAGTATAGGACTTGTCACAGTCAATATACTTTCAATAACTGGTCTTGCCGGAACAACTGCATTAGGTACAGAAACAGTACAAGCAGATGCTAATGTAGCTGTAGACAATGTATTAGCTACAGGAGTAGTAGGAACAGTCACTGTTTGGGGTGATGTAGTTCCGGGAGTTAATAACACATGGTCTGCTGTAGATTCGTCACAAACTACAACATGGAGTGACGTAGCAGCCTAAATGGTTTAATATTTATACAGAGGAAAAATTATGGCAACTTATGTAAATGATTTAAGATTAAAAGAAATTGCAACCGGTGATGAGTCGGGTACATGGGGAACATCGACGAATACAAATTTGGAACTGATTGGTGAAGCTTTAGGTTATGGCACAGAAGGTATCACTACTAATGCAAACACTCACACTACTACAGTAGCGGATGGAGCAACCGATCCCGGTAGGGCTATGTATATTGAATATACAGGTACATTAGACTCAGCATGTACGATCACTATTGCACCTAATACTTTAAATAGAGTACATATTATTGAGAATGGAACAAGTGGCTCACAGTCTATTATTATAAAACAAGGCAGTGGAGCAACTGTAACTATACCAACGGGTGCAACTAAGATGGTTTACTTAGATGGTGCAGGTAGTGGAGCAAAGGTAACTGATGCTTTAGCATCTTTAAATTTAGAAACAAGTAAGGTAATAGAAACAACAGCATCAATACAAACACCATTAATAGAATTTACAGATGGTGACGATGCAATAACTATAGCAGATGGTGGTGGCACTACTTTTGCACAAACAGCTACCTTTAGTGGTGACATAGATTTAGCTGGTTCTATTGACGTGGATGGTACATCTAACCTAGACATAGTAGATATAGATGGTGCTGTAGATATGGCTTCTACACTAGTAGTAGCTGGAAAAATTACAGCAGATGCTGGTATAGATATTGATAATTTTAATATCGATGGAACTACTATAGCTTTAAGTTCAGGAGATATAACATTAGACTCTGCTGGTAGAGTAGATTTAAGTGCTGATGATAATGGTGAAGTTAGATTATTTGATGGTAGTTTACATTATGGGCAGTTTAAAGAAGATAGTAATCATTTTCTTATTCAAAGTATTGTAGCCGATGCTGATATTTACATACAAGGTTTAGATGATAGTACTATTGTTAATGCGGTACAATTTGATATGTCTGATGCGGGTAGGGCTATTTTCCCTGCAGGCGTCACAGTTCACGATGCAACTGCTCTAACAAACACAACTTTTGATGCTAGGGATATTGATAACGTAACTTCACTCAACGTACAAAATAATGCTGCAACTATACAACGAAGCCAATCTGCTACAGCAGCACCTACTTTAGTATTCAACAAAGCTAGAGGTAGTTTAGGCTCAGAAGCAAACGTTAATAACGGAGACTTTACAGGCTCAATTGTTTTTAGGGGTTATCATACTAATGGTTTTTATCAAACAGCAACTATAGAATCTAAAGTTTCTGGTACACACGGAACAAGTGATATGCCGGGTACTTTATTATTTGCGACTTCAAATGATGGAAATGCTACACCAACTTCAAGAATGGAAATTGATCAAGCTGGTGTTACGAAACTTACAGGTGGAGTACAAAGCGGTAGACAAGATTTAAAATTTAACAATGGCTCAATTTCATTAGCTACTGGTGCAACTTATACATTAACAGATGTTTTAAACACAGGTGCTTTAATTTCTATAGGACAGAATAGAAGTAATTCAGGTATAACTTATGACCATTGTTTAATATTTGCTGAAACTGGAACAGCAGCAACTGTTGTAGCAAATCCTTCAGGCAGATTTGCTATAAATAGTGCAACAACTTCTAATTCAACAAATATTTTTGTCAATAGCGGTTCTATAGTAATATTAAATGAAGTAGGCACGACAGTAACTTATAGTATTGCGGCTTTTGTGTTCCAAGGTAATTAATAGGAGAAAAAAATGACACTAAAATATGAAATAAATATGTTTGAAACTGACCCAGATGATGCTTCAAAAACTTTTGTAACTCTAGTAGCGACAACAGAAACAGGAAAATCACTTGCAATTAGTAAATCTGTAACAACAGGCACTAAAACTGATGCTAAAATAGTAAAAGCAGCACAAGCAGCAGCACAATCTGAGATTGATACATGGGTATCTCAAGTTACTAATGTAGGTAAAACTTGGAATCCAGATACAGGGGCAATAGAGTAAAATAATGGAAGAAAATTATTTTATAAATGTACTAAAAGTATTAGATGCGTCAATAGAAAGAGGCACTTGGAAAGGTTCTGAAATAGAAGGTGTAGCAAATCTACGCAAGATTACTTTACAAGGCATTAAAAATATAGCCGAAGCTTCACAACAAGAACAAGAAGTAAAAGAAGTTGAAGAACCAATCAATAAAAAAGCTGTAGAAAAATAAAATGCCATTAGCTAGGTATACATTTAAACCCGGCATAAACAAAGAAGGGACTTCATATAGCAATGAAGGTAATTGGTTTGATGCTGACAAAATAAGATTTCGTGCAGGTCGTCCTGAAAAAATAGGAGGATGGGTAAAGAAAAGTGTTAATAGTTTTTTAGGATCGGCAAGAAAACTACATCAATGGATTGGTTTAGACACAGATAAATTTATAGGTTTAGGTACACATATAAAATTATATTTACTTAAAGGTAATGCTTTTTATGACATTACACCTGTAAGAGCAACAACAACTAACGGAATTACATTTGCAGCTACAGATGGCAGTTCAACTATTACAGCTACTGATTCTGATCATAAAGCAAACAAAGGGGATTTTGTTACTATTGCTGGTGCAGCAAGTCTAGGTGGTCTAATAACAGCAGCTGTATTAAATCAAGAATATGAAATTGCATCAGTTACAAATGTAAACGTATATACATTTATTGCTAAAGATACATCAGGAGATACAGTAACTGCCAATAGTAGTGATACAGGTAATGGTGGTGCAGGAGTTGATGGTGCTTATCAAATCAATATAGGTTCTGATTTTTACACAAGTGGATTCGGTTTTGGTTCAGGTAACTGGGGTCAAAGTTCTTGGGGAGGTGGTATTAATAGTTTTTCTACACAACTTAGATTATGGACATTAGATAATTTTGGAGAAGATTTAGTTGCTAATCCAAGAGGTGGAAGTATTTATTATTGGGACAAAACAAATGGAGAAACTACAAGAGCAGTAGATTTTTCTACACTTACTAATGCATCTGATACACCTACAATAGCAAATCAAATAATTGTTTCAGAAATAGATAGGCATATTATTTGTATGGGATGTAATCCTATTGGAACTACAACACAAGACCCTATGCAGGTTAGATGGTCAGATCAAGAAAATGCTGCACAATGGACACCAAAGACTAATAATACTGCTGGAGGTTTAAGGCTTTCATCAGGTTCTGAAATTATAGGAGCAGTTAGAACAAGACAAGAAATACTTATATTTACAGATACTGCTTTATATTCTATGCAGTTTATTGGTCCTCCTTTTATATTTGGTATTAATTTAATAACAGAAGGTACAAGCACAGTATCACCACAAGCATTTATAAATGCTAATAATGTGGTTTATTTTATGGATCAAGATAATTTCTATATATATTCAGGTTCAGTTCAATCTTTACCCTGTACAGTAAGAGCATATGTATTTGAAGATTTTAATTATGGACAAACATTTAAAGTATTTGCTACACGGAATGCACAGTTTAATGAAGTATCATGGTTTTATTGTTCAAGTACATCAGAAGAAATAGATAGATATGTTACTTATAACTATCTTGAGCAAACATGGTCAATAGGTACATTACCAAGAACATCATGGATAGATGCTGGAGGTGCTTCAAGTAACCCTTTAGCAGCAGGTTCTAGTGGTACATCATCTAATTTTTTATATGAACATGAAGTAGGTTCTAATGATGATGGTTCAGCAATGACAGCCTTTGTAGAAAGTGCAGACTTTGATGCAGGTGATGGTAATCAATTTATGCACATCCAAAGATTAATACCTGATGTTGCTTTTATAGGTACAGATACAGAGCCTGAACTTACATACTCAATAAAGACTAGAGACTTTCCTTTAGGTAGTTTAAACACTGCAACAACTGCAACTGTAACTAATACAACTGGTGTAGCTTATGTTAGAGCAAGAGCAAGACAGATGAGAGTTAGAATAGAAAGCACAGATGTAGATAATAGCTGGAGACTAGGAGATACAAGGTTTGACATTAAAGCGGATGGAAGAAGATGAGCGAAGCATTCAATGTAAACACTCCATTAGAAATACCACCTGAAGAATATAGTGCGGATTATATACGTAGATTAATAAATCAACTGCGTTTAAACTTCGTGCAAATAGATTCACCTGATAATATCAGAGAGGTATCACAAGCATTTGATTGGTATATTTCATAATGGCAAATAGATATACACAAGTAATAACAACACTAGCAACAACAAATGCTACTAGCGTTTACACAGTACCTGATAATAAAACAGCCATAGTAAAAACATTAAGTGCTTACAATGTAGATGGCAGTAGTGCAATGACACTTACTGTACAGGTAACAGACACGAGTGAAAGTGTAACAGCTACTTGGGATATAGAGTCCATAGCTGCAACAACTCGCAAAGGATTTTTAACTAACGGAGAGGTGTTAGTTTTAGATGAATTAGATATAATAAAGCTTACTGCCAGTACAGCAGATAAATTTCACATCGTAATAGGTGTGTTGGAAATAGATTAGGAGACCACTATGAGTAACTTTCCACTTAAAAATGCAGCAGATCAACTAGCCACACAGGGGAGATATGGCGATACTATGATGGTTCATATGAACCCCATAGAAGTCGATGCCTTGGCAAAACTATCACCGACTGGTCAGTTGACTATCAATCCACAAACAGGGCAACCAGAAGCGTTTCTGCCCCTTCTAGGATCATTGCTTGCACCAACACTATTAGGTGGCACAGCATTAGGTGCAACACTTGGAACAGTAGGAGCATCTGCATTAGGTACAGGACTAGGTACTATTGCCGAAGGTGGTAGTTTAAAAGAAGGTATAACAGCTGGAATAATGGGTGGACTAACAGGTGGTTTACTTAAAGGATTTATGCCAGCAACAGGTGCAGATTTAGCAGCAGAAGCTGGTCAGGAAGCAGTAACACAAGCAGTTCCAGATGTAAGTACATTATCAAAATTGCAAGCAGCCACATCACCTTCAACACAAGCATTACAAGCTGGTCAACTAGGTATGGAAGGTGGAGCAGCAGCACAAGGTTTTTTTGATAGACTTGGAGGTAACTTAGGAATTACTCAAGGAGCATCACAAGACATGTTAACTGGTGTTGATCCAACAGGACTTACACAATCACAAGCATTTATGAATACAGCTTTACCAGCAGCAGCATCAGGACTTGTTGGTGAAATGTATGTACCAATGGATATGGGTGGACCAGCAGAAGAACCTGATCCATTTGGAGAATATGAAGGACCATACATGCCTACAGAACAAAGAACTATGATTCCGGGAAGTGGAGGCGATCCATTTGGTTCAGCCTTTGGTGGTGAGCAAATGCTTATAGGAGGCAATCCTTTTCCATCTGGACCTGAGTTTGAAGATGGTGGAAAAGTATCATCGGCATTTGAAGGTTTGCCTGCAATGTCAGGATTAGCATTAGCAGGTAACATGATGCAACAAGGTGGTATGCAAGGACTATTACCATTAGCTATGGACATGTATAAAAATAATGATGACAAACCAAATACAGAAGAAGAAATGAAACGTCAGATGATAGGTACAGTACCAGCTGATATGGTTGCAGGTATGGATGCAATGCAAGTACCTACAGATATGTTAGCTGCTGGTGGTATGCCTTTACAGAATCCAAGTAAAGCTGATCTTGATAATGATGGAACACTATCTTCATATGAAAGAACAAGAGGTAAAGCTATAGAAGGCAACATGAAAAACATGGGTGGTCTTATTAGAATGGCAACAGGTGGTATGCCTGCACAAGAAGAGATAGCACGTAGTTCAGAAACTTTAGAAAGAATGAAAATAGATCAAGCTATACAAGAACAATTAGCTAGAAGTATGTCAGCACCTATGATTGATCCAAGACTAGGAAGAATGGCTGACCCTATTAGTACACCTACACAAAGAACTTTAAATGATGTAATGACACCACAGCCTTATCAAGCACCATCATTAAACGATATACGTTCAATGCAAAGTCAAGCTTTAGATGCTAGGTTTGATCCTCAAGGATTTAACAGACAATATAATCCTGTTGTTATGGGAGTTGAAGCAGCAGCACCTGTTCTTACTAAGGGTGCTTTAGAACTTTACGAAGCTATAGACGAATACAGAAAGAGAGATAACTAATGGGAATGTCAGGCGGAAGCGGAAAAGGTGGCGCACCTAATATTCCTGATTTTGGATCAGATTATTTCCAACCTCAATATCCTATTGGTCCTGTAGGCGGAAGAACAGGAACAGGAGGCAAAGCAAACACAGGACAGTTTGGTGGATTCGGTAGTAAAAGAAGAATGCAAGCACCAAGACCTTCATTGCAACAACAATACGCAGGACTTAATCAAGGTGTACAAGGATTTCAACCTTTAGGTATTAGAGGATATACACCGCCACCACAGTTTCAGCCTTTTCCAATATATGGAGGCGGACGTGGAGGTAAATCTGGAGGAGGTTTTGGAGGAGGTTACGGAGGCGGTTACGGAGGCGGTTACGGAGGCGGTTACGGAGGCGGTTTTGAAGGCGGAGGCGGATTCAATCCATTTGGATATAATTCTTTCCAAGGAAATCCTTTCTTAAATCAACCACAATTACCAACCATT